TTTGCAGCATCTCGTACATCTTTAGGTACTTCGAATGGTTTTGCCATAGTTAGTTAGTTAAAATTAATCATCAGGTCTCATACCTGGAGAAAGATCTGGTCCTCCTGGTATACCACCTCTTCTTGATCGTTGATCGTTGAGAACGTTTCTTAGCTTATTCTCAAGCTCATTCTTAATTTCATTAGGAATTAATTCACCCTTCTTATCTGTTAATTCATCAATTAGCGATTCTAATTCTTTAAGGCGTTTATTTTGTGCTTCACTAGGTGTTTTTCTTGCAGATGTTTCTACTTTTTCCAACAGGTCATCATATTTCAACCATGTGTCAGTAAGTTGAGCATTGATGTCAGATAATAAATATAGATCATCAGCATCCAGAGCTTTCTTAATGTTTTTCAGGTGATCGTCGAATATTGCCAAATCAGCAGGATCATCTATTTTATTAAGAGCATTTGAAAGTTCATTTACTGATACAGTAGGTGCTTTTGATCTAGATATATTTACAGCATTCATAACATTTTGTATCTTTTTATCTGCTTTATTAGTTGTCTCAAAGAATCTACTAATATAAGGTTTCCTTTTTTCAAAAGTATCTAATGCTAAATATTTTTCTATTGTATCTATTACATTAGGATCAGAACTAGGTATAGGGTTGCCATTCTTATCCCATTGTCTAATTGGATCTAATACACCTGAAATATCTTTACCTCCTTTAGCTCTCATATCACCTAACTGTTGATTTAGATAAACATGAGCTTTGTTATGAGGTCTTTGAAATGTTATACGTTGATTATTTAGAACGTCTCCGCCAGCAGACATTTTTAGATAAGAGTATTGTTGAGATTTAAAAAGTTCATCATCAAGTAATCCTTCGAGCATCCGGTGATTTGAGCCTAAAGGTCGTTTATGATGCTTATGCCATACACCTGCTAATTCTCTTTCTCTTTCAGTCAATCCGTCAATCCAATCACTTATTCTTTGATTACCTACTTCATTAAATCTCTTTTTATCAGATAAATCATTTATTATTTGAGCTTTTATTGTTCTACTCTTGACATTACCTGCTTTTTTACCTTGATTTCTTAAATTTTCTATTATTTTTTCTGCTTTTTCTCTTTTTCGGATTCTAAGTTGCTTTACTAAATCTTGTCTTATAGCTTTACCACCTCTGAATGTAATAGCAGCCTTACCAGCTGTATCAAATATACTAGTACCTCCCATTCCACCGACTGCGTATGCATAGTTTCCAGCTTGATCTACTAGATTATCTATAAGTTTTGTACCGAAACCAGCTTTCTTTAATTTATTAGCTAATTTAACAGCACCGTAACCAGGTATAAATATTTCACCTACTTCACCTATGATTTGTCCATATCTAGGATCTATACCAGCTTTCTCTAAACCAGCACCTAATCCTTTACCAACTAGCCATGCAGGTAATCCTGCAAGTTGTAGAGCTTGTTTAACAAGAGGAAGACCAACTACATTAGCTAATCCTTGTAAACCAGTAAAACCAGCTCTTATAAGTTCATCTCTATAAGTAGTAGGATCATCTTCAGCTGCTTCTTGTAGTCTAGTAAGTATATCTCCTCCGAATTCTTCAGCTCTGTCTAATAATCCACTACCGATTAGAGATGGACCTACTTCTTGCACATGACTTTCAAAAGTCTGTCCCTGAGTATATCTATTAGGCCATCCAGTTTCAGGGTTAGTTTCCTCTTCTAATTCTTCTAACCGTCTTCTTTCTTCTGCAGCTTCTTTTAACTTACCGTCTCTAACAAGTTGGTCGAATTTACCATACTTAGCTTCTCCACCATATATACGTTGTTTAGTACCAGTAAGTTCATCTAAGATCTCACCACCTCTTTCTCTAGGAATATCTTCCTGTGGTTCATCTAATTGTTCCTGAATATCAGCAGGAGCATCACCTTGTGGTAAGATATCGGAAATTTCTTCTTCCATTATTTCCTCCTACTTCTATTTTTCTTTCTAGAGCATGCTTCACCACCACTTTTAGTGTGACAAGCATCTCTTTTATCACCTACGGGTAGTTTTAATTGGTCTCTGAGTTTATTAGCGGCTATAGTAATTTCTCGGCCAGTACGTTTACCATTACCTTTGCCTTCATTATACCGCTTTTGTTGAGCCAACCGTCTTTTATTAGCGGCTGGATTCTTATCGTAATAAGTTTGAGTTTTACCTTTTGCCATACATTCTACTTTGTACGAGAGATGGATCTACTGTAGGTATTAATTTATTTAATTTATCAAGAGGACTACCTTCGTAAGCTACTCCGGTGATGTCATTGGTCTTTAACCAGTCACATGCAGCTTTTAAGTCTTGAGTAGTAGCTTCGCCACTTTTAACTCTCCTTAGAAAGTCTTCAGTGACGAGCTTATGTAACTCATTAAACTTATCTTCAGTAGCCTTCTTAGGAAGTACTCTGATGTTTTCCATTAATCCTTAGTTCCAGGGAATAGGTTTCTTTTAACTAATTCTACCGCTTTATCATCAATGGTATTATCGGTGGACTCAGCGTATGCTTCTAATAGTTGAATAACTAGTTCTTTAACTGCAGATGAGCTAAGGAATGCCATGAGGATGGGCTTGATAAGTACGATCATTTTCATTTAGTGGGTTAAACTTTGTCTAGGGTGCCACGGGTGGCTTTGGGGGATTGTTTTTTTGAAACTTTAACGGGTTCAGTAACTTCGTCACGTTTATCGGCTGAAACGTCTTCGGACACTTCATTCTTTTCTTCTGCCATGGGAATCTAAACTCCTTTATAGGTGTACATTGTTTGTTTTGTTCCTCTTGTACTAGTTTAGTGAATCCTACTATAGGAACTACATCACTACACATGTCATATACACGAGAACCAGGTACAAGCATGAACCCTTTAGCTTGTAAATTAGCACATTCTTTAGCTCTTACAAGCTCATAATCAAGAATCATCTTCTCTTCTTGACGTGCTGCTATTCTTCTACACTGTTTCAATCCTTCTCTATCTAATGGAATCATAAAATTCAATTGAGCACCCCAGTTTTCAGCTACAGTATAGCTTTGTTGTTCCATATGGTCATCAAACGGTGTAGTATGATTACCCATATAGAAGGGGCTGAAGGTCATTGTACTCCCATTACAGCTTATATTTGGTCCATAAACTTGTCTAGAGGGAGCTCCATTGTTTTGAAATTGTACAGCTTGGTTTGTAACATTGCCAGTGGCAGCTGCAACAGGATTAGAAACATTATTAGTCTCATCTTCTGCACGTACTGGTGCTCCTATTGCGAGAAGACCGATAAGGAGGTAGTAGTAGCAGTTGTTTCTATTGTTCTTTCGATCTCTTGCGTTTCTAGTACCTGTGTTGCTGCTCTGGTTACTACTTCTAAGGTGAAATCTGAACCTTGTGTGGTTAGGTTCCATACTGAATCTGAATCGGTTATTCCGCCTGAAGAAGTTGATGAATGAGTCACCCCATCTCCACTCCATTTGCTTAGTGCGGAACCGTATGTAGTTATTGTTATTTCCTCTGTTATCTCTTGAGTTGTAGTTGTTGTACTGTTCATCGACCCTTGGGTGAAGTTTGGGGTCACTAATTCTGCTCTCGCTACCGTGGGTGATGCCAGTAGGAAGAGTAAAAACCATTTTTTCATTCTTCCTTTTTCTTAGCCATTGGACAATTGACGGGTGTGCCAGTACCATTGCTCTTATTACCAGTGGTCAAGCCAAAAGTCGCCAGGGCTCCCGTAAACACGCTGGCAACGAACGTGATATCTGAGTTACCTGATTTCTTAATCATAGGTAATTCCACGTAATTCATTGTTATTATGAAACCACTCCAAACCACAACGCCAAGTCTGACAAATGTACCGAGGATTTGAATCTGGTGTTCTTGATCCTCTGCAGCATCTTTTAGCTTTCCGAGGAGTCCTTTTTTTTCTTCCTGTTTTCCTTCCATTTATCAATCTTTCCTTGTAAGAATTTCTGTAGTTTCTTTTTGATTTGATCGAATAGAGGTGTAGCTAGTGTAGTAGTGGCTACAGCGGCTACAGCTGCATAAGTAGCAGTAGTAACTACTTCAGCAGTTGGCAACGGCATCTGTATATCTAATACAGGAATCCGTAGGCTAGGTGGAGCAGGTTGTTCTGTCTTCTGTTCCTCTTCCTTAGTCTTAGTCTCTTCAGGAGCCTCTAGATCAGCCGGAACAACCACCATAGGCTTATATGATGGTACGAGGGCTGAAGGCTGCTTCAGGGGGATTCTAGGCAGGTCTAATGGCGTTGGGAGAGTAGGTCTTGGAATAGGAATAGACATTAAGGCTTAGGATTATCAGCTTTTACTTTTGCTATAGCTTCCTTCCACTTAGTAGTACCATTAACTTGGTCCCAATATTGGAGATCTAATTGTTCTTTTATTGATGGGTACAAAGGTTCTCTATCTCTTTGATATTTGGTTGCTGCTTCTGCGGCTTGATAATCACTCCAGGCTTTATCTAATTCGGCTTGTGTTGGTTGAGCTTCAGAACTCCTCCATTCAGCGATACCACTACCATCAGCTTTTACTGTGTACTCATTGTTATTCTTTTTAAGATGTAAAATTGCTAAATGTACATTCATGGTTACGCCTCCTTATAAATCTTACAAATAACATAAGTTTCCTTAGTATTGCTAAAACCAGAATCACTATATCCGGCTCCATTACTTGTCTTTGTTGTTTGACAACGACTTTGCACCTCAAAAGCCTTAGCACCTGAAATAGTTACTCTACCTGAGACATAGTTCATAGCTTGAAGGTTCTGACCAGCACTATTAGCAACTCCTATTCCTTCAAATGCTACAGAAGAATCAGTCGCATTATAAACTCTTGTTGAAGTAAAATCAGTCCTATACTGGGCTGTATAAGCTTCTATAAAGTATGTACCCGCCTGTAATGTGAACTGATTGCTTGAAAGACTAGTAATACCATCAGCGTCAAAGTCTTCTGTATTTAAAGTTCTTGTACGCCAAGCTCCATTCGTTAGATCTCCACCATTTGTTCCACCATTTTCTTTGTGTGAAACTTGTGCATAACTAGCAAATTTACCATTATCTCCAGTTACAGCACCAGTTAGAGTTGAAGTACCATCTACTGTTAAATTACCTTCAACAGTTATATTACCTGAGCTATCTAAGGTTACAGCATCTGAGGATGCGCTTGTGTGCCGTAAGGCATCAACTAATAATTTACTCATGGCTTAGGATTTACGACTTATCAGCTATTAATTTTGCTTTCCAAGCATTCTTAACATCGGTAGTCCAAACAGTACTTGCTATACCTTTTACTTCAGCTGATTCAGAAGACGTATCAGTATCTACAAGATTATCTGATGCATCAAGTCTACCTGGATTCAAAACTTTTCTATGGAAAGAACGAGACAATTCAGTACCATCTTCTTTCACTACTGTTGCAGTCCGTATTTGTATATGTTTATAAGGACCAACAACTTCTATTTTATCTTCTTCTGTTGTTTTAGTTAATGCCATAGTTAAGAGTCTGTTTCGTAAATAAGAGTACCACTGAGATATTGAGTACCTAAGTCAGCAGCATTAAGATTGGCTCCTGTATTTGTATACATATAAGCTTGTGTAGAATTACCCGAAGGTTCATATAATGGACCACTATTAGAGTTATAGTTTTGCCAACCTCTTGCACAGCCTCCAGTAGGATTCCCACTTTTTACAGTGAAAGGTAAGCCAGCTATAGATTGATGGTTGTTATTACCTGCTGCGTTTTGAAGTTGGAATTTAAAATGCGCAAATACTACTCTACCTATTTTTGTATAACGACCAGAAGCATTAGTAACACCTTGATGATATACACCAGCCGTCCAAGTTCCCTCCTCATAATCGTCGAAAAGCTCCGACGTACCTGTTCCAGCAGTAGCACTAAAGTCAACACCGTGTCCAGAAGTTCCTATCACTAAGTTACCATCAGCAACAGTAAAGTTATTGGTACCAGATGTTGTTGTTGGATCTGTTGAAACAGTATCGAAACTAAGAACACCATTACCATCAGTTTTTAAGTACTGACCTGATGTCCCATCGTCTGTTGGCAATGTTAATTCTACAGCACCGTTAGATTGCGTTGCACTAGGAGCTTTCAAAGAGACGGTACCTCCACCGCCTCCTGTAGCTGTTAATTTAAT